GGAAGCGACATTGGCTGAACGCTAACAAGGTCATTTGCAATAAGACCACCGAATACACGACGGACAATTGGGAATGCAACAGCAGCGAAACCTTCTACGTCGCCGGTTGCCATTTGTGAAGCGGCCTCTTTTAGAAGCTGCTTTGCTTGGTTTTCGAGAAGACGGGCCATATTGTTCTTCTCAGTATCAGTTTGAAGGCCCTCTAGAAGACCGGTCTGCTCCCACTTATTGAGGAGTGCCGCACCTTCCTTACGCATGTCGCGACTAACGACACCTTCTGTAAGTTTTTGTAAAATAGACATTTTTTTAATCTCCTTTGTTTATTCTATTTCAATCCTGCCAAACGTTTCATCCTATCGGAAAATACGTCTGTTTTGGGTTTTACCTCTTTTCGAGGAATAAACGCTGAAGAGCTACGTGTTACAACTTCGTTCAGTGATTCTTGCTTTCTGGTCTTTTTAGACTTTATGCCCACTGCACTTTGAAGAGTTTCAAAAATTATTTTTGCTTCTTCAACTGTAGTTGCATTTGAGATAGCTTCGACAATTTTATCTTTTTGTCGCTCATTCAAGGAGATGCTATTTAAAATGCGATTTTGGTAGAGCAGTTTAGCGTTAGACAAATTGCTCTCGTCTAACTTTTGCTTTAGTTGCTCGATGACTGTGCCATATTTATTAAGTTTGTTTTCTAACAACTGGACTTTGTTGTTCATTTTCTTTTGCTCTCTTAGGAGAGTCTTGTTTTCTTTTTGTAGAAGTCTGGATTCTTTTTGCATGTGCTTTCTAAGTTGAGGAGGCACCTTGGAATAATCTTTATCTTTTTTATCCTTGTCGCCTTTTTCCTTTTCCTCTTTATCTTTTTGAGCTTTTGAAATAGGCTCTTTTGTATCACCATCACCATCTACATCAGGAAAGTCTGGCTTTTTCTCCTCTTCAAGATCCTCGACCTCTTCTAGAATTTCTTCTTCTTTTAGATCTGGACCAAGCTCGTCTTCTTCCTCGGAAAGAAGTTCAGCGATAACTGCTGCGATATCCTCTTCGTTGATTTCGATTTCTTCGTCCAACTCCTCTTCTAGATATCCTTCTTTTTTCGCTTCTTCTGGGGTCATCTCAACTTTACCTTTCTTACCCATGACCACGACTTCTTCTAAATCATCTTCTTCTAAAAGATCGTTAATGTCCTCATCAAGTTCAATCTCTTCCTCGGAAATAGCTTCGATTTCTTCTGCGACTTCTTCACGCTCCAACATATCTGCTGGATCTAGGGCGCCCTCTTCCATTTCTTGCGCCATTAACTCTTCTAATTTGTCAAGGTTGATTTCTACGATATCATCATCTTCGGCCAGCTGTGCCGATGGTAAATCTTCTACAATGGAAATTTCTCCGTCGCCATCCTCATTCACCGCTAATGCTGCCTCGTCTTCTTCAAGTGGCTCTTCTTGCTCTAAAATAGCGCTTACAGCCTCTTTGATCTCGGACTGGTACTTTTCAATAACTGCTTCTTCAGCAGTTCTTTGAGCAGTTTCTTTTAGTTGCTCGGCATCAATAATGGCTTGTTCTAACATTGAGGACATACGAATCTCCTTTGTAACTAACATTAATTAGTTATTAAAATACTAAAAACCTATTTTTGTCTTTGTTCTTCGCGCAGTTGGCGCTCACGATTTAGTTTTTGGATAAGTCTTTTTTTTCTTAATTTTTCTCTACGTCTTTTAATTGACGGTTTTTCATAGCGTTTTTTTGATAACACCTTTTCGATAACCCGTTCGTTTTTAACTTTTTTAGTAAAACGTTTAATTAATCTTTCTACAGGTTCGTCTCTATGTCTTGGCTTTACCTCGACGTTAATTGGTCTTTTCTTTCCCATGATAACCTCTAAATCATTTTTGACCAGTCGCGATTCGCGACGGCCATAATTCCATTAATATCTACTCCAGGGTCAGACGGCGACACACCGCTCAGGGCGCCCGCTTGACCATTGGAAGGATCTGCTGCTTCTTCTATTGGTTCTGTCCCGCTAAAAACATCTACACCAAAACCAGCAGCGTCTAATAATTTTCTTTTCTGTGCTTTCATCATTTCATACTTTTGCTCTTGCAACTCTAGACGCTGTTGTTGCATGAGTTTGTTCTCTTGCATTACAGGTCTTTGTTGCATAGGAGACTGCTGTAAGGGCTGAATGCCTTTAACAACTTCTGAAATGATACTAGATAATAAACCTTTCTCTAAGAGCACTTCATTAATGCACTCTTCTACGATAGGCTTAATAACTCTTTTAAGTTGTGATTTTTTCATTTTACCTCTGTTTAGCCTGGAAGTTTTGCTGCAGTTCTTTCAGCATCATCACTCTGTGCTTTTTTAATAGCATCCTGTTTTGCTTTTTTAATTAGTTTTTTATCGCCATATGGAGGATTAACATCCACTGCACCTGATTCCATAGCCTGAACTGCTAATTTTATTGCGCCGGGTTTTATATCAGGATCGATCACAGGCATATCAGGACGATTGGGCGCCCAGCTTGGCGGTGCTACTGTTATTTTAGATAGGTTTTGTGAAAATTTATTTGCTGCTGCTTCAACTGCCGCATCACCCTTCAGACCTGTAAATTTCTCTAACATCGCGACTACTTTCTCGGCTGAATTAAATTTATTGCCTTCGGCAGCAAGTTTTTTTAAACTCTTTTTTAGAGGCTCAGGTTGGAATTGTCTAAAATCTCCAGTGGCTTTTTTACCTTTCATAATACCCAAAAGACCTTTAGTGATTGAATTTAAAACAGCAACTAATTCTTTAGCAGGAAAATCAACAATTATTCCACCCATTTGTAATGATGGATCGATCATAGAAGTTGCAATCCATCGATGGTGTCCATCCATTATGTATCCATCTTTACTAATAAAAGCACCCAAGTCGCCGCCAGCAGAAAATTCATTATCTGGATCTAGCATCGCAATTACCATTCCCAATGCTTTATTTATATTCATACTTCCTTGTGATGGTTTAAGCTTTCCAACTGGTCTAGATCCTTTTGAAAGGTTAATAACATCCTCTTCATTTTGACCATCTTGGGACGCTTCTCCAGAACGAGTTCTGAATTGTGCCGCTTTACCTCCAACTTGGCTTAGTTTTAATGGAAATCTATCAAACTCAAATTTTCCTGGATCTGCGTCTTCATTCAGAGTTTGTTGCTCAAACTTCTTAAAGTTCTCTAATATAAGTTTCATATCCATGATTACTTGCTCCCTTTAACATTTTTGATTTCTTCTCTGATGATCTGCTTAATAACTTCTTTTGTTATTTTAGATCCAGTTTTCTTTTTATTTTCGTGTCGTCTCAAGAATTGATCAGAATCATCATCAACATCAAATCTTGCATCTAATTCTCTTTTTCTTGCTTCTAACTCATCTCGCGTGTCTTTACTAAAAGTTCTGCCATAAAATTCATCAACCGTCTCTAATGCATTCCCCATACTGCGATAGAGACGCTTAAATGCTTCTACTGGATCTCGGGCATCATAAACTTCTCCACCTGGGGATAAAATCTTCATAATATGTTTAGCAATTGCTTCTCTAGCACCGTGATGACTTCTATAGGATTTCGGTGGAGAAGGGTAGGGTCCTGTTAGTGGTATACCAAAACTAACTGCATACGTTTTCACATCATCTGCTCCCTTAGTATTTTCATATCGGTAACTGTTTGCTCTCTGATAAGCATCGCCTAGTTTATAAAGGTCTGTATCTGAAATAAATTTTCCTGCGCTAGTCAAGTCCTTTGAGATTTCCCTCATTTTTGCTCTAACCGCTTCATTTTTTGCTTCTTTTTCAGCGGCGGCTTTTTCTTCCTCTGACTGCTCTGGTTCTTTCGGAGCTTCTGGTTCTTCTTTTTTACCTCCAAAAAACCCTTTAAGTCTATCCATAAAACTTTGTTCACTGAGTTCTTCTCTAATAATTTGTTTGAGTTGCTTCTTTGTAACCTTCATTTAGTTTTGTCCCCTTAATATTTCATTTAATACGCGATTGATTCTATCGCCTTTTGTAAAAAATTCTTTTGACTTGTTTTCAGACATCCGAAGTTTTACATCACCTTTGTGCGGTTCTAAAACATAAGCACCAGGGGATGAAGGCTCTGAAACAGCATCAAAACAAATAAGTTGTAAGTCGTCTTGCACAACTTGAATCGAGTTTCCTTGTGCATCACGACTTTCTTTTAGTGATCCCATTGCTCTTGATGAAAAACCAAAAAGCACACCACTTTCGTAAAGACCTCGGAGAATATCTCCAGAGGGTGTTTTAAGAACCTTAATGGTTCCTAATACGCTATCGCCATCCCAATACATTCTTGTAACAATATGGGACGCATTTTTAAGATTAATAACTGAATCGTCGGGGTGATCGCACTCACCAATAGCGCGATTTTCTCTAATCAACTTTTGATAATTATCAACTTCTCTTTCTAACACATCGCGAGGGTAGGTTCTGCCGTTGCCGTTTCTAACATTACATTGCTGTAATTTAGCAGGAAACACAAGGAATCCTTCGTTTAGCATTTTCTTTTCGCCTTCGTTTAGAAGATCGCGACAACCTCTGTCGTCACATTTAAGCTCAAAAAATTCTCGTAAAAGTTGTCTAGACATCGCTTATCTTCTCGCCTCTAGTTTTTTGTTCTCTTTCCATCCCTTGAAGATCTGCAACTGCATCGCCAACAGATGATAGTCCTTTTCTTATTCGATCCAGAGCTATTCTATACTGTCTTTGTTTATCTTCTGGAACTAAATCCATATTTTTCTCTGCCTTCTTTAACAGCCTTGACATATATCTTTGACCGGTAGAAAGGTCGCCAGAAAGAGATCCAGATTTATAAGTTTTTGAAATTGCTTGAGCAGCAGATTTTATACCCTTTCCTGCTCCTTTGGCGAGTGCGCTGAGTCCACTTAAAATGCCCTCATCTATTTCGCCTTCTTCAACCATTGCAGCGATCTCTTCATATATAATTTCTTTTAGCTGTGATTCAGTTAATTTCATATATGTCTCCTCTAACACGGGCGTTACCCGCTCGCTTCACGATCCGCTGCAGCAGCGACGGACAGGTTGTAATTTCCATTTTGATGTCCATTCGTTACGCATTTTTACTCCTTTTGGTTTACTTTCAAACCAAAGTCATTTACGAGCATGGCCAATAAATAACTTGTTCCAGAGGATAAGCATCCTAAAAGAAAAGCATTTATTAAACTATAGTCAAATGTAAATAGTTCTGTGAAAGGGTTTATGCTCCATAAAAACACCCCGGCCCAAAAACCAAAGCACAAGGGACATCTATAAAGTTTCCCATAAAATCCCGCTTTGTCCATTAGTTGTCTAAATCTTTCGAATATAGAACCGTAAACAACGATCATTGTTAGACCGTAAGCGCATAAAACAAAGTGTAGTAAATTCATTTATTCCTCGTAGTAGTAGCCGACAAGACCATAGGCAGCGGTTGAACCTGGATAGGTATTATTGGTACCTTTTCTTGGTTCGTGAGGAACTTTTCCTAGTCGAGTAGATTCTTCATCGGATGGCTCTGTTAATCGTTTATCAAAATTGTTCTCATAATCTTTGTATGCTCTAACACCAGGAGACTCTTTGTGTAGAAATTTTGCAATTTGATATACAGCGATATCAACAGGGCTTACATTGTCTTTTTGTTTTTGTTCTGGAATTAACATGGCGCTTTCTAACGAACCAAACACATTGCCGCCTCTTGTTTTAGATGGATCAACGACACCGTGTCTTCTTAGCCACTCAAAAAGTCTAGATTGGGTTGCGTAAATGTGATCACCATAGCGATCTTTAGATAAAGCAAATATTTTATTTTTTGAAGGTGAAACCATAATATCTATATCTGGATGGTCAAATATCATAATATCACCTGCAATGGTCTTTCTTGCTTTAAGTTCCACCACTGCATCAGGTTTGTCTATTTTAATACGAACTGGTTTGCTATTATCTATTACAATCTTCATTATGCTATAATCTCTTTCTCAAGCTGTTGGATTTGTAGAACCTTATAAAGAGTTTCTTTACTTACGGGTTCTTTTTTAATGTCTTCTAAAATATTATGGACTTTAGTTAAATTCTCATTAATAGATTTATCATTATAAGCTTCTTCTAGGTTTTGAGCCTTTGTAAGTGTTTCTTTTAGTCGTCCAATTTCTTCACTTAAATAAAAGTTAAATTCCAAGCCGTTATCTGCAAAAGAAGAAATATAATTAGAAAGTAGTTGCTTTTGGCTTTCAAGTAGTGTAGAGTAGTGATCATTAAATCTTTTAGTAAACGTTTTAACAACCAACGAAGAAACCTGTGGGGTTTGTGTTTGTTCTGTTGGCTTAGATGTTAATCGCTGTACCACTTGTGTTTCCAAGAGGACTTTTGTTTTTGGACCTTGTGTGTTTCCAAACACTTGTGAAATTGTTGCTAAGTATTTGTAATTTGGAACAAAATTATTAAAAACACTTTTTGATAGTTCTTTATTAATTTTTGAAATAGCAATACTTTGTTCTTTGAAAAGCTGTTCTTGATTGATTTGATTGTGCTGTAATTTTGTTTCAATTAAAATCTTCTCTGCTATTTTTTCTTGTAAGCTGTTATTTTCCATCAGAGTTTTGTAAAGATCTAGCTCTTTACGTAGCTCTGTTTTTGGAGAAAATGCCTCTTTCATAATTTGTATAGCAGCGTTTCTTTTTTTATTGTTTTTTGCTACCGACTGCTTTACAATCTCTCTAACGAGCGCTTCGTATATAAATGCAGTATTTCTTTTTTTATTATGCTTGGCCATTTAACTTTGCTCCAAATCTTTAAAAATCTCTTTTAGTTCGTCTCTAACTTCGAAGATTTGCTTTTCTTCCTCTTCGTAATTAGTTGCGTTACTTTCAAAAATGCCTTTACTCATTGACTTGAAAGAGTCTAATCCCAACATGGTCTTTGCATCTTTTGAAAGATTCATTCTTATTTGTCGATCAGGCATTCGTGATATTTCATGTGAGTGATCAGCTCTCATAGAGCGCGAGCGTGCCCCTGACGGCCGCTGATCTGTTTTTACTGGTGTATATTTTTTGCCTTTTGATTTTGTTGTTGTTGTTTCACCAGTTTTCTTATTGGTTATTTTATAACTTGGTGTATCATCTCGTTTTCCTAGTGGTTCATCTCCACCTACATCGGCGCCAGGTTCAGCAAGAAGAGTTGTATCTTCTGCGCCTGCATCTGCTGCAGGTTCAGCTGCAGGTTCGTCACCACCAAGATCACCGCCAAGATCACCGCCGCCTAAATCATCACCACCAAGGTCG